TATGCCGCGAACGGCTCGGGCACCGGCAACACCCTCGGCATCGGCGTGTCGAACGACTTCGGCATTCCCAGCTGCCCGGGCGTGGTCGACTTCGCGATCGTCAAGGCGACCAAGATCACTAAGGTGCTCGGCACGTCCAACACCGCGGCGGACGACGTCGCCTCGACGGCGACCGTGGATGCGGTGGCGCGCACCATCGCCCCGACCACGGCGCCCAGTGCCAACGGCCTCGTCGATTTCGAGTTCGTCTACTCCTACAGCTTCGCCGGCTAACGCCCTCGGGGGACACTGAGCAATGGCCCAGCGTGACGCGGGCGGGGTAGTTTCGCCCGTCGATCAGCAGGCCGTGAGCGCGGCTGGCGGCAATGAAGACGCCGGCATCATCACCCACACCGGCGCCGACTGGTTCTCGCCGCTCAACCCTCAGAAGCCCAGCGCTCCGCCAGAGGTGGCGGGGCGTCAACTTGACTTCCCGTCGGGCTACAACCTCACCGTTCAGCCTCGCTCCTATGACGTCGTCAAGTTCGCCGAACTGCGGGCTTTGGCCGACGCCTATGACATCCTTCGGCTCGTAATCGAGACCCGCAAGGACCAGATGGCGCGGCTGGAATGGGCCATCAAGCCGCGCAAGAAGACCAAGGGCAAGCAGGCGGACCAGAAGTCCGATCCGCGTGCCGAGGCGATCGATGCGTTCTTCCGGTTCCCCGACAAGGTCAACGCGTGGGATGCCTGGCTGCGGATGCTGCTCGAGGACATGTTCGTCCTCGATGCGCCGGCGATGTTCGTCCGTCGCACGCGGGCAGGGGACCTCTATGCCCTTGAGCCCATCGATGGGGGCACGATCAAGCGCGTCATCGACGCCTACGGCAGGACGCCGGCGCCGCCGTCGCCTGCCTATCAGCAGGTGCTGAAGGGGCTTCCCGCTGTCGACTACATGACGCCGAACCGGGACATGTTCATGGCCATGCTTGGCCAAGGCGCCGTCGGCAATCGGACGGTCAACGGCCAGGCGAAGCGCTTTCCGGCCGGCGAACTGATCTATCGGCCGCGCAACATGCGGACCAATCGGGTGTACGGCTACAGCCCGGTCGAGCAGATCATCCTCACGGTCAACACCGCTCTGCGCCGCCAGATCTTCACCCTGCAGTATTTCACCGAGGGGAACATTCCAGAGGCGTTCATCGGGGTGCCGGAAAGCTGGACGCCCGACCACATCAAGAGCTTCCAGGAGTGGTGGGACTCGGTCCTCGAAGGCAATACGGGCGCGCGCCGGCACGCCAAGTTCGTCCCGGGCGGGATGGACATCAAGGCGACGAAGGAGCCCGAACTGAAGGGCGTCTTCGACGAATGGCTGGCCCGTGTGGTCTGCTACGCCTTTTCGATCAATCCGCAGCCCTTCGTCTCGATGATGAACCGGGCCACGGCCCAGACCGCCAAGGAGGCCTCGCTAGAGGAAGGCCTCGCCCCGACCCAGCACTGGGTCAAGCAGATGATCGACTTCGTCATCGCGTCCGAATTCAACGCGCCTGATCTCGAGTTCGAATGGGCCGAAGAGGACGAGACAAACCCGGTCGATCAGGAGACGGTCCTTACCGGCTACGCGACCAAAGGCGGCATTACGCTTAACGAACTCCGCGACAAGCTGGGGCTCGAAGCAGACGCCAATCCTGCTGCCAGCACGCTGATGGTGCTCACCCAGACCGGCTATGTGCCGATCGACGCCTACGCCGCCCAGATGGAAGCGCAGCAGGCCAACACTGAGGCCACCCTGGCGGCCGCACAGGCCAAGCCGAAGGAAGACGCGCCGGAGGGCAAGCCTGCTACTGGCAGCGCCTCCACGGGCCCGAAGAACGGCATCGAGAAGCTGCAGATGCCAACGGACACCAACCGAGCATTGCCGGTGAGCGTTCTGCAGCCGAAACTATCGAAGCTGAGCTGGGCGTGCGTACAGCATCTGGAGGCCCAAACTCTCGGTGACTTGCTCGACAAGATCAAGGAGCCGTCAGTCGAAAAGTTTGGCCGTTTTCCGCTGGATGAGATCGAAGGCGAGTTAGCGCGCTACGGGCTATTCGTTCGTCCCGAGAGGCTTGAGAAGGAGGTAGGCGAAGCAGCCTACGTCCCTTTCACCAAACGGGCGCTGGGGCCGATAGCCTACCCGCGCCGGAACACGCGGCGCGCGGCGAACGCGGCGGCCAGGATCTGGAACGGGGTCTTCGACCGTCAGGCCAAAGCCGTGGCAAGCGGAATCCGGGCTACGCTGTTCAAGGCATCTGAGGACGATCGCCAGACCGCCGATGGCTACGTCGCCAGCCTCGATTTTTCACTAACCTCGTCGGAAAGCGCGGACTTCGCCCAACAGCTGGCCACTGTGGCGAGCGACTCCGGCTCGCTGGCATTCGCCCAGATCGGCGCGGATCAGGACATGTTCGAGCAGATCAACGATCGGGCTGTGGCCTGGTCGCAGGATCATGCTGCCGACCTGGTGACCTCGGTCAGCGACACGACACGCGAACTGGTGCGCCAGGCGATCGCCGATGGAACGGCCGAAGGGCTGTCGTCGGACGAGATCGCAGAGAGCATTGAGGCGCTCGGCGCCTTCTCGATGGAGCGTTCGCTGCTGATCGCCAACACCGAGATCGCCAACGCGAACAGCCAGGGCGCGCTGGTCGGCTACAAGGCCGCGGCGGATGCCGGCGTGACCGTCAAGAAGGCGTGGCTCCTTGCCGACGAAGATGTCGACGATGAATGCGCCGACAATGCCGACGCTGGCCCGATCGATCTCGATGACGTGTTCCCGAGCGGGGATGACGCCCCGCTTGCCCATCCGCGGTGCAGGTGCGTGTTGATCCCGGTGGTTGGCGAGGATGGTGAAGAGTGAGTTCCCAAATGACGCCGGATACGCTCATCGACGATGCGATCTGCCTGAGGCCATCGGCAATGGCCGCTCTGAAAAGTGTCTGCGTGTGGGAATTGAAGGACTTTGCCGAAGTCAGCGCCGCGCATCTTTTGAGGGTGCCTGGCTTTGGACGCACTTCACTCCAATCGCTACTCAAGCAACTGGCGGAGCTTGGAATTCGCCTCGGCCGAAACCTCACGCAAGAGCAGGCCAGCGACTCTTGTTATCGCGACATGGTGATCCACTACCAGTCCAAGGTGGCCGGCTATCAATCCGTCGCCGCGGCGGGCGTGTCTGAGCCGGGGAGCCAGCAGTCGCCGCCGCCTTTTCGCATCACCCTCTCGACCGGTCGCTCCATTGAAGCGTCGGCGGACACGTGGGCGTACCGAGACTGATCGGCCCTACGCAACTGTTTTCGCAAAGGAAAACGGCTTTGACTGACCTTCAGATGTTCATTCCGATCACCAAGGTGGATGCCGCCAAGCGGCTCGTCTACGGCGTCGCCACGGCCGAGGTGAAGGATCGCTCCGGCGAAATCTGCGACTACGCCGGCACCAAGCCGCTCTACGAGAAGTGGTCCGGCGAAATCGCCAAGGCGTCCGACGGCAAGAGCCTGGGCAACCTCCGCGCGATGCACGGCAAGGTCGCGGCCGGCAAGGTCACCGAGATCAACTTCAACGACGATCAGAAGCAGATCGAAATCTGCGCCAAGGTCGTCGACGATGCCGAGTGGAACAAGGTCGAGGAAGGTGTCTACACCGGCTTCAGCCAGGGCGGCTCCTACGTGAAGCGCTGGAAGGACGACGAAGGCCTTCAGCGGTACATCGCCGAGCCGATCGAAGTTTCACTGGTCGACGTCCCTTGCCTCCCCACGGCGACGTTTGAGATGATCAAGGCGGACGGTGCCGTGGTGCAGAAGGCGTTCGCGACTGTTGCGCCCAAGGTGCCCACCAACGACGAGATCGCGGCCAAGGCGAAGGAACTGGCGAAGGCCGCCGGGGACGAGACCAAATGGCCAGACCATATCGAGGCGGCCGGCGCCGAACTGGCTAAGGCCGTTGTCGTGGCGCCGAAGGTCGAAGCCGAAAAGGTCTCCGAGCCCGTCGAGGATCCCCGCTCCGAAGTGGAGCAGGTGTGGAAGTCCAAGGACGGCCAGACGTTCAAGCTCAAGGCCGACGCCGTCAAGCACAACGAGGAGTTGGCCAAGGTCAGTTCGCCGGCCAAGCCCCTCGACGACGCCACCGCCGCGCTCGCCGCGGCGCTGGGCAAGGCCGACCTGTCGACCGATGGCCGTAAGGAAGAGGCCAAGGAAGGCGTCGCCATGAAGGACGGCTCCTATCCGATCGACGACAAGAAGAGCCTCGGTGACGCGATCGAGTCCTACGGCCGGGCGAAGAACAAGGCGGCCACCAAGCGCCACATCATCAAGCGGGCCAAGGCGCTGAAGATGACCGACATGCTGCCCGCCGACTGGCCGGGCAGCACCAAGAAGGACGACGCGGCCAAGGCAGCCGGTGCGACCGTCGAAAAGGCGATCAGCCTCTATGGCGTCGCCAACCTGGTCCAGCTGCTCGCCGCCATCAGCGATGCCGAGGAAGGCTTCGAACAGGACACCTATTGGGATTTTGGGGGCGCGATCTCCGCCAGCGACGATCTCAAGACCCGGTTCGGCGCACTGCTGGTGGAATTTGGCGATATCGTTGCCGAGGCGCTCGACGCGATCCTGTCGAGCACGTCGGACGAGGAATCCGCCGAGGCCATGGAGCGCTATGCGCCCGTGCTCGAGCTGATGAAGGCCGGTGCCCGTCACAGCAAGACGGACAAGGCGACCCTGCAGGCGGCGCACGACGCGCTGGTGAAGCTGGGCGCCGACTGCGGCATGGACAAATCGGCCGCCCCCGACCTCTCCAAGGCGGCGGACCTCACGAAGGTCCTCGCCGACAACGCCGACCTGAAGGCGTCAATGGAAAAGGCCATCGGCATGATGGCCGATGCCGGCAAAACCATCACCGAGCTGCGCACCGAGGTGGACATGCTGAAGAAGCAGCCACTGCTCGGCGGCCCGGTCCAGCTTCAGGTCGTCAGCAAGGAGGACGAGTCCGTGACCGCCGTTCGCAAGGCGGCCGAAACCGGCGACGCCAATGCCGTGGCGGTGGAGCTGATCAAGCAGTCCTTCGGCAATCCGTATCGCGGTCTGCCGGGCCTCGAAACGAAGCGGGACGTCCCCGCCCAATAGCCACCATTCGGGCCCGGAGACGGTGCCCATGACTTTGCTCGACCGGAGACGGCGACCGCCTCACGCGCCTTAGGCAAGCGCACCCGTCCTCCCACGCAGGCCCCCGTAGCGGGCCCTTTTTCATTCGGAGCAATTCCATGACTGCCCACGATCCCGGGCTTGCCCAGGCGACCCTGGACGCCTTCCGCAAGGCGTTCGAATCCCCGATGGCCGGCGACCCGATCCTCGCCAAGATGCTCGAGAAGAGCACCTTTGCGCAGAGCGCGTCGGCGATTTCCGGTCTCACCTATTACGACCTCGAGGCCGGCGCCAAGTTCCTGTACCCGGTCCTGACCCCGCTGCGGAACGTCATTCCGCGCGTTTCCGGCAAGGGCGGCATTCAGGCCAACTGGCGCGGCGTTACCGGCGTCAACACGTCGGGCATCCGCCTCGGCGTGTCCGGTGGCAACCGCGGCGGCGTGATGGCTGTCACCACCCAGGACTACACCGCGTCCTATAAGGGCATCGGCCTCGAAGGCAACGTCGACTTCGAGGCGCAGTACGCTGGGCAGGAATTCGACGATATCCGCGCCATTGCGGCCAAGACGCTGCTCGAAGCCACCATGATCGGCGAGGAGCAGATCATTCTCGGTGGCAACGGCTCGGTCAATCTCGGCACCACGCCAACCCCGACCGTGGCCGGCGTTGCATCCGGCGGTGCGCTGGCCGACGCCACCTACTCGGTGATCTGTGTCGCGCTCACCCTCGACGGCTACCTCAATGGCTCCGTCGCCGGCGGTATCCAGGCGCAGATCACCCGCACCAATGCGGATGCGTCGACCGATACCTTTGGCGGCGGTGCCGCGCAGCAGTCTGCCAATGCCACCGCCACGGTCTCCGGCGGCAGCGGCGCGGGCTCGGTGACTGCCAAGGTTGCGGTGGTCAAAGGCGCCGTCGCCTATGCGTGGTTCTGGGGCTCGGCCGGCTCCGAAAAGCTCGGCGCGATCACCACGATCAACTCGGTGGTCATCACCGCCGCTGCGGCTGGCACGCAGACCGCGCTGTCGCTCGGCACCACCGACTATTCGTCCAATGCCCTGGTGTTCGATGGCCTGCTGTCCCTGGCCGCGAAGTCCGGCAGCAACTCCTACTTTGCCTCGCAGCCGGTAGGCACGCTGGGCACCGGCACCGCGCTGACGTCCGATGGGGCAGGCGGCATCGTCGAGATCGATACGGCGCTGAAGTCCTTCTGGGACAACTACCGCCTGTCGCCCGACACGATCTGGGTGAACAGCCAGGAAGCGCTGAACATCTCGAAGAAGATTCTCGCCGGCAGCGCCACTGCCGCGCAGCGCTTCGTCTTCGAGAGCGAGCAGTCGGCCCTCGGCGGCGGCATCATGGTCCGCACCTACCTCAACCGCTTCTCGATGGCGGGCGGGTCGGTGATCGACATCAAGGTGCATCCCAACATGCCGGCGGGCACGATCCTGTTCACCACCAACAAGCTGCCTTACCCGCTGTCGAACGTCGGCAACGTGATGCAGATCCGCACCCGCCAGGACTACTACAACATCGCCTGGCCGCTCCGCTCGCGTAAGTACGAGCAGGGCGTCTACGCCGACGAGGTGCTGCAGCACTATTTCACCCCGTCCCTCGGCATCATCACCAACATCGCCAACGGCTGACCTCGGCCGGCACGATCCGGCGGCGGTCATCGCCGCCGGGCGTCTATCCAACCCACGGAGCTTTCCGATGATCAACCTTTCCGGCCCCGTCGGCGTCACCAGCGTTTCGGTCGGCGGTTTCGAATATGCCGTGTCCAACGGTCTGGTGTCCGTGAAGCCCGAGCATGTCGCCGCGCTGGCGGACATGGGCTTTTCCGTCGCGCCCGATCCGGCAGACGATCCCAATTCCGAGCCGAGCGACGATATCGGCACGATGAGCCGCAACGAGCTGTTCGCGTTCATCAAGGCCAAGGGCGTCGCCGTGGCGCTGCCGATCACCAACGAGCAGCTGCGTGTCGTTGCCCGGGACGCTTCGGCCCCCGCTGCGACCATTGCGCCGGCCGCCGAACCGGCTCCCGCCGCTCCCGTGGTTCCTCCCGCTCCTGAGCCGGCGCCGGCCCCGGTGGCGCCCGCCGCGCCAGTATCCGCCGCAACACAGGCGGCTCCGGCTGCTGCCGCCCCCGCGGCGCCCGCCACCTGAGGCTGACCCATGCCGTCCCCAGCCGACCTCTGCTCGCTCAATGACGCGAAGGCGTGGCTGGGGATCAACAACACCACGAGCGATACGCTCCTCGCCGGGCTGATTACGGCGGTGAGCCGGTCGATCCTCGAATACCTCAACCGCTCGTATCTGCTCCCCATGCAGCGGACGGAGGTCCGGGACGGCAGCGGCACGCAGCGCATGATGCTGAAGGAGTTTCCGGTCAACTCGATCTCCAGCCTAATGGTCGACGGATCGACCATTGCGGCCTGCTCGAGTCCGCCGTTCGGCACCGGCTACATCCTTGACGCGGCCGATCCCTATCCGCCGGGCCACATCCAGCGCCTCACCCTGACCAGCCAATATTTCCGGCGCGGGTTCTCGAACGTGACGGTGGTCTACAGCGCCGGCTACCAGGTGACCGGCGAGGCTTGGACCGTGCCCGGCACTCCGTACCAGGTCACGACCCTGCAGCCCTGGGGAAACTGGGGCTCCGACCAAGGCGTCACCTACGCCAACGGCACCGCTCTGGTGAAGGTCGCCAGCGGCCCGGCGGTGGGGCAGTACAGCGTCAGCGCGACCGGGGTCTACACCTTCGCTGCCGCAGACGCTGGGGCTCCGGTCCTGATCTCCTACGGCTATGTCCCGGCCGACGTCAGGCAAGCCTGCCTTCAGGCGCTGGGCGACGAGTTCAAGTCGAGGGACCGCATCGGCATCCAGTCCAAGTCGCTCGCGGGGCAGGAAACCATCACCTACACGTCCAACATGCTCACCACCCGGGTGAAGGCGATGCTGGCGTCCTTCGTGAACGTGACGCCGGTATGAGCGAGTTCAGCGTCGAGGTCGACGACAGCCGCATCCGCGCCCGCCTGTCGGGCATGTCGGAGAAGCTGCATTCGGCACTGGTCAGGAAGACCACCGTCCTGCGGCTGCTGCTCGAGGCCAAGGTGGAGCAGAAGCTCTCCGGCGACGTCCTGAACGTCAGGACGGGCAATCTGCGGCGTTCGATCTTCTCCGATCAGGCGGACACGGCAACCTCGGTCGAGGGCAGGGTCGCTTCGTCGGGCGACGTCAAATACGGCCGCATCCATGAGTACGGAGGCACCGTCCACATTCCCGAGATCGTGCCGGTGAAGGCAAAAGCGCTTCACTTCGCCACGCCCGGCGGGGACGTGTTCGCCATGCGCACCAAAGCCCACGACGTCACTATTCCCCAGCGATCGTTCATGCGCTCGTCCCTCGCCGATATGCGCGAGGAAATCGTCTCGGGCTACAAGGAAGCCGCGCTCAAGGAGGCCGGGCTGTGAGAACGCGCGAGGCCGCCTTTGCCGCGCTCTTCTCCAAGGTCAGCGCGGCCTATTCGTGGGGAAACGTCCCCTCGCGCCGGCTCGTGCTGTGGGACGCCAGCCCCAAGGAGGAGCGACCGGCCTTCTACCAGTTCGAGGGCGGCAAGGACGCCTACAAGTGGACGGCGAGCGCCTACGCGGCGCGCACCATCGAGGCACGGCTGTTCATCTATCTCGACTCCTCAGACCACAGCATCGCTCGCTCGACTCAGATGAACCAAATCAAGGACGCGATCGACGCCGCCCTGGCGCCGGAAGTGCTGACCGGAAAGTGCACGCTCGGCGGCACCTGCGAATATGCCCGCATCGAGGGCGACATCATCAGCGATCCCGGCGACATCGACGATGACGGTGTGATCGTCCTGCCCATCAAGATCACTCTGCCTTAGGAGCCACGCATCATGCCCGATCCCGAAACGGCGCCGCTGTCGGCCGACAGCCCAGTCGTGTCCGCGGCAGCGCCCGTGGCGCCTGCCGCTGCTCCGGCCGCTGTCGCCGAGCCTGCACCGGTTGCCGCCGCTCCTGAGCCCTCCAAGACGGACCGCATCATCGACCTCTGGTTCGCCGAGTGCGTCCAGGGGACCGAAGTCGGCCGGTACACCGGCGCCTACAACGCAGTCTATGCCGCCAAGGAAGAGCTGAAGCGGCGCCTCAACAAGGAGTCCTGATCGATGTTCGCCTTCGGCTCGGGTGTGCTGATCGGCACCCCTTCGGGTGCCAACCCCACCCCGGTAAATTTCGGCCTCGTTCAGGAGGTCACCATCGACGACACGGCGACGCTCAAGTCGCTGTTCGGCCAGAACCGCCGCGCGGTCGCCGTCGGCGCCGGCACCATCAAGACGACCGGCAAGGCCAAGGCGGCCAAGATCAGCGGCCTTGCCATGGCCAGCCTCTACTATGGCGTCTCGCTGGTCACCGGGCAGCTGGCGACGGTCTATGGCGAAGCCGGCTCGGTGCCAGGCGTGTCGACCTACACGATCACGGTCGCCAACTCGGCCAACTGGCAGAACGACCTTGGCGTGCTTTATGCCGGCACCGGCCTGCCGTTGAAGCGCGTGGCGTCCGGGCCAAGCGCCGGGCAGTATTCGGTCGCCGCGGGCGTCTATACCTTTGCGGCGGCGGACGCCAATGCGGCGGTGCTGATCAGCTACAACTACACGATCAGCGCGTCCGGCCAGAAGCTGCTGATGAACAACCCGCTGCTCGGCGCCACCGTGAGCTTCGGTGTCACCCTCTACGGCCTCGATCCGACGACAAACCTCGGCTACTCGCTGCAGCTCTACAACTGCGTCTCGAGCAAGTTCACGTTCGGCACGAAGTTGGAGGATTTCGTGATGCCGGAGTTCGACTTCGAGTGCTTCGTCAACGCCGCTGGCAACCTCGGCCAGTGGAACTTCCCGGATGCGGCGTGATGGCTGATTTTGTCCTTGGCGGCCGCAGCTTCGCGCTCTCCGGGCCCATGCGGCTCAAGCAGCTCAAGCGGGCGCTCCCGCTCATCGCTTCCATCAACGTCGCGAACGTGGCGGGCGAGATCGACAAGATGGTCGAGGTGCTCAAGATCGCCCTCTCGGTGGACTATCCCGACGTCGATCTCGATGAACTGCCGGCCAGCCTCGATGAGGTCGCCGACGCGCTCAACGTGCTGATGGAAGTCAACGGCTTCGAGAAGAAGGCCGCCTCATCGGGGGAAGCCCAAGCGGGGGTGGATTCGATCTCGACGACATCCGCGGCCGGCTGATGGCAGATGGCGGCTACACGCCGTCGGAGATCGATGAATTCACCCTCGCTGATGTCAACCTGCTCTATGGGCACTGGAACCGCTTCCCTACGGTCCAGGCTATGGTCGCCGCGTATCTTGGCATCAACCCCAGGCCGATAGCGGCCGAGCCGGCCGGGCCTATCGTCACCGACATTGCCTCCTTGAAGGCGATGTTCCCTCACGGGTTCATGAAGGGATAGGGCGCGACAGGGATAACCGTGGCCATCCTTCGTCGTGCGAAAGGTGGCCTCCCCCGTTGGTGGTGGCACCCACCTCGCAAACAGCCGTCGCGACAGCCCGCGAGGTGTTTCGATTCAAAACAAAAATCCGAGCGCCTCGGTGGGCGTGCGGACGTTGCGGTCGCCTTCAACCAAATACGCGCTCAAGGCGCTTCTTGGTTAGCGAGGCAATGGCGTCACCGTGGGTGGGAGCAGTGACGGGCTTAATCATGCTCTGGGGGCGTTGCTCCTTCTTCGAGCGGTTCATAAGCCCCTCCGAGATCTGCTTCTGCGCTATCGTCCATGTCCGGCTCTGGTTCTTCATCATCATCCTTCCCCGCCGCCTCCGTGAGGCAGGCCACTATTTCACCCTCAGTAAACACCATCGAACCCACCAGGGAAAGTAGCCCGTACAGTTCGCGGCTCGGTTCCTCGACGTTGTCGAACATCTCCCGAGCTTCCCACGCATCGATTATGAAATCGTGAGCAGGGAAGCCGTTGGTGAGGTGGTCAATGAATTCGGGCTGTATGTTGTTCCCGTGATAGGCCAAGCGCTGACCGTACTCCACGGCGACCTGGAGATCGCGATAGTCGCTTCCCAAAGCTTCCGGAGAGATTTGCTCGAACACAGGAGCCATGAGCTTCGCCGCCATGTCGCCGGCAACCTCGGACGCCAATGAGAAGCTAATGCGATCATAGCTTCGCAGCTTAATGTTGAGCATGAATGACTCGTAGAGCGAAAAGGTCTCCTCCTTTAGCGCCTCGAAAGCCGAGTGATTCAGAAGACCGGATCGCCGCGAGCCAATCTCGTCCCGCGCATATAGTTGAACGTCTAGCGGTCCCAATTCAGAAAACGCGTTCATTATCAGCCGATGTGCGCCGCACGCAATCAGCGTTCCAGCGCTCTTGCAATAGCTCGGAATGAAGAGGATGAACTCGTCGTACTCGGTCTGAAAGAATCGGGCGATCTTATAGGCAGAATTCGCGAGACCACCATTTGTGGTCAAAATCAAAAGCGCGTTGGATCGATTCTTGCCATCGTAGCACCCGACGACCTTCCCGAACCCGTCGTGATCAATTGGTGCAGAATATAGATAGATATCCGCATCGTAGGCATCGGCAACTGAAGCGATCAGCCTGCGCGCCTCGTCAACCGCGGTTTTCGCGTTGGTCTCGTACTCCTCGTCACCACCGGCCATTTTACTGCGAAGCCCCCTTCTCAATGAACCCGAAATTGGGTTGCCGAGAAAGACATCAATAACAGGTAGATGATCGCCGGTCGCCCCCCTCGAACCAGACACTGGCAAACTGGACACAACCGAGGGCGACGGGTGGCGTACCCGGCGCACCGGGGTCTCCTGTTCATCGGGCTGCCGCGAGTCCTTCCGATTTCGCCAGGGCCATTATCTCGGGGCCAGTCTTGCCCTGCTCAAGTTCCCGGATCTTCCCCAGGATTTGAGCGAGCATCGGATCGAGCTGGCCCGGTGCGGCCGGCGGCGCTGATGCTGCCTGAACGAGACCGGCTTGTCCGCCCATTCCGTTGATCGCGATCTCCGTGACGTCATCCTCGAATGCTGCAGCGTCTGCCGGTGACAGCGTCGCCTTTATGGCCTTGAGGCTGGCTGTCAAAGTCTCCGGACTGGTCGCGTCCAGCGTCGGTTCGGCCTGACCGCATCCTGCCAGGCAGGCGAGCGCGCCAACCGCAATCCAAAATCGCAAGGTTGATCTCCGATGGCTGAGGAAGACGTCGAAGTCCGTTTTGGTGCCTCGCTCGAAGGACTGCAAGAGGGCGTCAAGCAGGCGCTCGAAACCATTGACGGTCTGAAGGAGCGCATCGACTCCGTCACCGAGACGGTCACCAACCTGGGCGCCGCGCTTCAGACTGCGTTCGTCGGCCGCGAAATTTTCGAGTTCATCGACTCGATGGCGGAGATCGGCGAGCGCACCGAGCGGCTGGCCAACATCTTCGGCATCACTGCCGAGCAGGTCGGGTTTCTCGACTTTGCCGCGCGCGAGACCGGCACCGATACCGAAGGGATGACCAGGAGCCTGGAGCGACTCTCTCTGCAACTGTCGGAGGCTGGAACCAAGGCCACGCCAGCGGCCGCCGCGCTCAAGCAGCTGGGGCTCAACGCCGGGGATCTGGCCAAGCTTCCGCTCCCTGAACTGCTCGATCAGCTCCGGGAGAAGTTTTCCACCCTCGAGCCCGGAATGCAAAGGACGGCGCTTGCTCAGGCGCTGATCCGCAACGGTGCAGAAACGCTGCTGCCGATCCTCTCACTCTCCAATGAGCGGTGGGAGGAGTTGCGGAAGAGCTTCGAGGCGACCGGCGCGTCGATGACCAACTCCATGGCGTCGGCCTTTGCCGAGACCAAAGAGAAGATCACGACGTTCGAGACCGCGGTGACCGCTCTGGGGGAGCGCATTTTCGCCCTGCTGAAGCCGGCCATCGATGCCGCTCTCGATTCGATGACCAAGTTTGTGGAATCGATCGACGCGCCGCACATCGCGACGGCGCTCGGCAGCGTCGCCGACGTGATCATCAACTTCATGGAGGACGTGACCAAATTCGCGGCCGTAGCCGAGGCCGCGATCGAGGAGATCATGATCCGCATCGATATGTGGAACAAGTACCGGCTGCAGATGTTCGACGATGAGCATCGCGCCGAACTGGCGGCCGACCTCAACGCGATGCACGACAGCATCGACAAGACCCTCGACAACCTGCTGGCCACCTTTGAGGTGTGGCGGGACAAGGCGCATGCGATCCTCGACAGCGCCATAGATCCTGTCGTTGGCGATCGCGCCGATGAGCTTCGGGCCGCCATGTCTGGCGGGACCGGGGTGCTCCCGACGGTTCCAAGCGCTTCGACCGGGACGAACGCGATCAAGACGCAGTTTCAGGACCTCGGAAAGGCCATCCAGAAGATCGGGCAAGATACTGAGCGCACCTGGACGCAGGCGATGGGCGCGATCGTGTCGAGCGTCAACAGCCAGATCATGGGGCTGATCAAGGGCACGACGACTTGGGGGCAGGCCCTGTCGAATATCCTGCTCTCCTTCGCCCAGCAGGGCATCGAGTGGGTCGAGAAACTGGCCATACAGTGGATTGCCAAACAGGTTGGCATGACGGCCGTGACCCAGGCCGAAACCGCTGCTCGCACGGCAGCCGAGCAATCAGGTACTGCGGCGTCCACAGCCACCCGTATCGCGGCTGCAATGGCGGCTATCCAGAGCGACGCGGCCGCGACGTTCGCCGGCATCATGGCAAATCTGGCGCCGGTCATGGGCCCGGCCGCAGTTGGACCGGCTGCCGCCGGCCAGGCGACGGTGCTCGCCCAGATGGCCTCGCTCGACGTGGGCACGTGGGGGCTGCCCGCCGACATGCCGATCATGGCGCACCAAGGTGAGACCATCATCCCGCGTTTCGAATCCGGCCAGTTCCGCGATGCCATTGCCAAGCTGGCGGGCGGGCAGGCTGGCGGCGGTGCAGGCGGCGAGGTGCATTTCCACGTCCACGCGATCGATGCAGCCGGGGTGGCCGACTTCCTGCGGACGCACGGCGGCAATATCGCCAAGACCGTTTCTGGGCAGTTCAACGCCAACCGATCGCTGAGGCCGGCCTACTGATGACCGTTCCCAGCTTTCCGACCCTGCCAGGTCTCGACTGGCCGGTCGTCCGCTCGCCCTCCAGCAAGACGGTGCGACAGGAGTCGATCTCCGGCCGACGCACCATCCTGCCGCTGCGCACCATTCCCCGGTGGTCGTGGGAGTTGCAGTACGAGTTCCTCCGCAGCGCGGCATGGACTGGGCCAGACGGCCCGTTTGCCGAACTGGAGACGCTCGCCTCCTTCTGGCTGGCGCGGACCATGGACGGGCTCGGCTTCGGCTACACCGATGCCGAGGACAATACGGCGACCGCGCAGGGCTTCGGGCAGGGCGATGGCACCACCACGGCGTTTCAGCTTGTGCGAGCTCGGGGCGGCTTCACCGAGCCGGTGTACCTGCCGACGATCACCTCGATGACAGTTGCCGGCTCGCCGGTGGTGCAGGGCACCGACTACACGCTGGGCGCCACAGGCGTCGTCACCTTCGGCTCGGCGCCCGCCAACGGCGCTGCGCTGGTCTGGAACGGCACCTTCCAATGGCTGTGCCGGTTCGATGAGGACTCGCTCGACTTGTCCAGCTTCATGGTCGGCATGACCGAAGCCAAGAGCGTCAAGTTCTCGAGCGAGATCAACCCATGAAGACGGCCTCGACGGCCCTGGTCTCGCTGCTCAACGGAGCCGGCGGGGCAACCCCGCTCTGCTATGCCGACCTCTACACCTTCGTCCTCGCCGGCGGTGGCCTGCTGCTCTACACGACGGCCGACTTTCCGATCACCGCGGCGAACAATACGATCTGGGATGCGCCGAAGGCCGACGGGTCGGGCAACCTCTGGTACTCGGGCATCACCTGGGCGCCGGGTCTGGTCGACACGGAAGCCTCCAAGAGCACCGGCCATTGGAAGGTCGGGCTAGATGCCGATCAGTGGTCGGTTCAGGTCAGCCCGCGGCCGGTCGACATCATCTCGGGTGCCGCGTTCCCGGACAAGATCGGTTCGGTGCCGTGGCTGCAGGCGGCGCGCTCCGGCGCACTGGACAACGCCGAACTGATCGTCTTGCGGGCCTACTTCGCCTCGATGCCCACCTGGCCGATCCCCGTGAAGGGCCTGTCGCCGGTTGGCACGATCACTATCTTCCGGGGGCTGGTCGGCACGGTTGACTGCTCCAATTCGGCGGCGATCGTCACCGTCAACGACTGGAAGTCGATCCTCAACCAGAACATGCCGAGGAACCTCTACCAGTCGAGCTGTCGCCACCGGGTGTTCGACGCCCGATGCGGCCTCAGCGCGGGCTACTACACCGGGTCTGGCGCTGCCGGGGCCGGAAGTACGCGGGCAAGCATCGTGGCCACCGTGGCCGCGCCCGGCGGCTCGGGAACCTACACGCTGGGGACGCTCAAGATGACGTCCGGCCTGAACAGCGGCTTCAGCCGCGTGGTCTCGAACTGGGCGGGCGGGGTCTTCTCGCTGCTCAACCCGTTCCCGTTCGATATCGCGCTTGGCGACACGTTCACCGTGACGGCCGGCTGCGACAAGAGCACCGCGACGTGCATCGCCTTCGGCAACCTCGCCAACTTCGGCGGCGAGCCGTTCATTCCGATTCCCGAAGTCTCTGTCGGCTAGGAGAACACCATGCCCGCCATCGACAACTACAGCGACAGCCCCACCGGGCTGGACGCGCCGGCTCATGATGCCTTCGCGATCACGCCAACGGACGGCGTCGATCTCTCCTACGTCACCCGCGCGATCTATGTCGGGGGCGGGGGCGACGTGGTGGCCGTGTTGCGCTCCGGCGCGAGCGTGAAATTCGTCGGCGTTCCTCAGGGGGCGATCCTGCCGATCCGGGCGCGCCAGATATCTGCGACCGGGACGACGGCAACCTCGCTTGTCGGGATGCTCTGATGCCCATTGGGATCGGTCTCGGCATGCCTATCGGCGGGCAGTCGGTGGCAAAGCGGCTGGGCCCGATCGCCTGGACCTCCGGGATCCCCAACGAATACGGGACGCCCGGTTCTGCCGGCAGCCTTGGCGCGACCAACAAGCAGGTCGGCTCGACCACGCATTTCGTCTTCTACGAGGACATCGCCGACGGGAGCTTCTGCGTCGCCTTCTGGAACGGTGCGGCGACCGCCGGTCACGGCGAGTGGTCGGCCGGCGCGGCGGCGAGCATGCGTGCGTCAGTGCTCTGGATCGACCAGAACAAGGCGCAGCACATCACGCAGCTCGTCGCGGCCGACCTGCTGTCGACGACGGCAACCGTCCCCGATGGCGCTCTTGGCTGGCTTTACGGGCCGTCGATCCGCGGTCTCGTCGGCTCCCATGCCTGGGTGAAGTTCTGGGGTAACCTCGGCAACGGCGGCTACTACAGCCATGGCAAGGCCGACTATGCCAATGGCGAGGAACTGGTCTACGGCGCGACTGTCACGGATCACACCGGCGACTTCGGCTCCTACGGCAACACCTCGACCGCCTCGAACGACCACTATGGCCCCGTCTTCATCGGCGGCCACGCCAAGCGGCAGACGTTCCTCACCGATGGCGACAGCCGCGAGGCGGGCGTGGGCGTTGTCGGCGGCGTGCCCGATGTGCCGAACAAGCTCTATGGCGGTCACGGCGCGGTCAACCGGCTGCTGACGCCCTACATGGCCGGCATCGATATCTCCGTGCCCGGCGCCACGGCGCAGGAAATGGCCGACCCGACCAAGACCGTGATGCGCGACTACATCGCCAAGACCCTGTCGGGTCCGAATGTCATCCGCATGGATGCGACCGGGATCAACGATACGATCTTTCAGGGCCGCACCTCGGCCCAGATGCTCGCCGACGCCGCGACCCGCGCCGCTCGGCTGGGCCTCAAGACTTACCCGGTCACCCTCTATCCGGTGGTCACTGACGCGACCCACAACACCGTCTACAGTTCCGCCAACGACCCGCAGCGCATCGCGGTCAATGTCGCCCGGCGCGCAGTTGCCGGGGTCTATGATCCCGCACTTGTGCTCGAGAGCGGCGTGACACCCGGAACGCTCGGCACGCTTGCCGACATCTTCGACGGCACCCATGCCAACGCCACCGGCAACGAGCATGCCCGCACCGGCTCGGGTTACGACGTCGCCGCGAACTACAACGGGGTGGCCGCCATACCCGCCGGTTTCCAGTTTGGCAGTGGCGCGGCCTACCAGTCGCTCGCGTTGGCAGACAGCTGGTCGGCGAGCGACGGCACCTTCACGCCGAGCAACGTCTATTCACCCGAGCACAAGCTGACCGCCGGCACGCTAGTCGAGGCGGCCACCACTGCCAACCACCAGGTGTTCAAGCAGCCAACGCTGAGCCTGGCGGCCGGCGCCCACATGATCACGCTGTTCGCCAAGCGCGGCGCGGGGTCACGCAACCTGCGGATCGAGACTTATAAGTCCGACTTCAGCACCAGCGGGATCGTGTCGTTCAACCTCGGCAACGGATCAGTATTCTTCACCGGCGGCACGAACGCGCTGTTCACTGCCCTGTCGGGGGCCGTCACTACCGTCGACGACTTCTACAAGCTGGTGGTGAGCTTCACCCTCTCAGCGACCCTGACCAACCCCTACATCATCTTCGATCTGGGGGACGCCACGGGGGTCAATGGCTACGCCGGTGACGGCACCTCGAGCGTTGTGCTCTGGGGATTGGACGTTCGCTAGCGCGTCAAAAAAAGGCTCCGGCGCTGCATGGGCGGACCGGAGCCGTCAGTAAGACCGCGATTGCTTAGGAGAGCAACGCCCCCGGAAACGCTTTGCCCCGACGAATGTTCCCGCCCGGAACATTAAAAAGCACCGGGTCGCGAAGCCCGCCCTTGGCTCGCTATGGAAGCTCCCAGATGTCCGTTCGCGTCATGGTACGGGCGTCGGCGTCCGCTGACCGGGCCCTGGTCATCGCGGCCGCCCGTAGCTGGCTCGGCACGCCCTTCCACGACAACCAAGGCCTGAAGGGCGTCGGCTGCGACTGCGCTCACCTGCTCGGCAGGGTCTACGTCGAGGCCGGACTGGTCGAGCCGTTCGAGATCGCCCCGTACTCGCCGCAGCACTTCCTCCATTCCGACCACGAACTGTTCCTCTCCTATGTCGAGCGGTTCGGCGTCGAAGTGGCGGAGGCTGACGCTAAGGCCGGCGACGTCGTCGTCTACCGCGTCGGGCGGGCGTTCGCCCACGGCGCCATCATCGTCGACTGGCCCACCAGCATCATCCACGCCTTCAAGAGCTTCGGCTGCGTCGCCGAGACACATGGCTTTGAAGCTGATCTGCGCGGGCGAAAGACCCGGTTCTTTGCGATAGGTTCCTGATGGCTGGCATCTTCGGGCTTGGGCAGCGCGCCAATAGCGATACTGCCCCGTCCACCAACCTCAGGGTGCAGACGTCCCTGCAGGGCCGCCCCATGCCCATGGGCGCCGGCCAGAACCGGCTTGCCGGCAATCTGATCTGGTACGGCGACTTCAAGAGCACGCCGGCCAGCCAGGGCGGCAAGGGCGCTGGCGGATCGGGGAAGGGGAGCAGCCAGTCCTACACCTACTCCGCCTCGTTCATGATCTCGCTCGGCGAGCAGATCGCCGCGGTGCAGGCGATCATCAACGGCAACGAGTTCGACTTCTTCGCGACGCCGCCATCGTCCGTGCTCGCCGATCTGGCCAGTCTCGGCATCACGCCGACCTATGGGAACACCTATGGCGCCTCGTTCCAGCTGGGGACCTGGTCGCAGGCGCCGTGGTCGTATCTGACCTCGAAGCACCCCAGTCAGGCCTTGAACTACCGCGGCGAGGCATCGGCCTCGTTCGCGAACATGGGGCTCGATTCGTCGCCGACGCTGCCCAACTTCAACTTCGAAGTCCTGTGGGCGCTCAACTCGGACATTCCCGCCCTGGGTCCCGACGCCAACCCGGCCGACTGGGTATCGGCATTCCTGAGCAATGCCGACTATGGCGCGGGCTTTCCCGCCGGCCTGATCGGCGACCTGTCAGCGTATCGGACTTGGGCCCGGGCGACAGGGATGCTGATCTCGCCTGTCCTCACGGACCAGACGTCAGCCAGTTCGCACCTTGCCGACCTGATGAAGGGTACAGTCGCCGACTTCCGGTGGAGTTCCGGCCAGCTCACCGTCGTGCCCTACGGGGACGCGGCGGTGACCGGCAACGGCTACACCTTCACGCCTGCCGTCACCCCGCTCTATGACCTGACCGTCGACCAGTTCCTGCCCAACCAAGGCGGCGCCGGGCAGACCGGGGATTCGCCGATAGCGTGGACGCGCCGTGACCCGGCGCAGATGCTGAACCAGGTCAAGGTCGAGTTCCTCGACCGCGGCAACCTCTACAACCCGGTCACGATCTACGATTCGGACGATGCGCTGATCGTGGCCGCTGGCCGGCTGAAGGCCAGCGACCTCCGCACGCACCACTTCTTCTGCCTGCGGACCGCCGCCTCGATCTCGGCCTCGCTCCAGATGCGGCGCGAACGCGTGCCGGCCGACTGCCAGTTCACCTTGCCGGCGCAGTTTATCCTGCCCGACGTCATGGACATCGTGACGGTCACCGAGCCTAACCTCGGGCTTTACCGCCAGCCGGTGCGGATCACCGAGATCCAGGAGAACACCGATCGGTCGCTGACGTTCACCTGCGAGGAATTCCTCGGCACAGTGTCGGCCCCGCTCTATGGCCGGCAGGCGCCGGCGGGGGCAGGGCGCAACAACAACGTCGACCCGGGCAACGTCAACACGCCGATCCTCTTCGAGCCGACCGACGAGCTCGCCGGCGGCCTCGAGATTTGGTGCGCCGTCTCGGGCGTCAACGCGGCCCTTTGGGGCGGCTGTGAGGTGTGGGTCGCCACCGATCCAGGCGGCACCTACACGAAAGCTGGGACGATCAGCGGGCCCGCCCGAATGGGCGTCACGACTGCCGATCTTCCGATCATCGCCGCGGCGTCGAACGGCCAGACGATAGACAACACCAACACCCTGTCGGTCGACCTCACCGAGAGCCTTGGAGCTCTCGCCTCGGGCAGCATCAATGACATGACGGCCCTGAACACGGCCAGCTATGTCGGCGGTGAGGTGATTGCCTACCAAAATGCCACGCTGACGAGCGCCAATCACTACGATCTCGCTCCCATGGTGCGCGGCGCCTACGACACGCCGATCGCCGATCATCCGGCCGGCAGCCTGTTCGTGCGCCTCGATGACACCGTCTTCAAACTGCCCTTCACCCAGGATCGCATCGGCTCCCCGATCTACATCAAGCTGCCGAGCTTCAATATCTACGGCGGGGGACTGCAAGACCTCTCGGCTGTCTCGGCCTTCACCTACAACATCGTTGGCACCGCACTGGCGTCGCCGTTGCCGACCGTCCAGAACCTCCGCGCGACCTTCGTCGACAGCACATCCAACATCACCTGGGACGACGTCACCGATTTCCGGTCGGTTCGATACGAGGTGCGGGTCGGGGATAGCTGGGATACGGGGCTGTCCCTCGGGACGGTCGCCCATCCGCCGTTCCCGACCTACGGCGACGGCAATTACATGGTCCGGGCCGTCAGCGAGCCTACGGCTGGACTCGTCGTGTACAGCGAGGCCACGGCCGCCCTGCTGATCTCAGGATCAGTGCTTGTCGACAATGTTGTTGCAGTCTGGGACGAGGCGGCGACGGGTTGGGCTGGAGCGATCAGCGGGCCCGGTGCGATCGTTGGCGGCAACTTCGTTACCACCGCATCGGGGACCATTGCCTATTACGAGATGGCCGCCGGCCATGACTTCGATGTCAACTTCGTCCGGGCTACCAGGCTCACGACAAGTTGGAAGGCGGTTGGCGTCCCGGTCGCCGATAACGTCCTAACCGACCCGGATTTCCTCAATAGTCCGGACATTCTTGGATCTGGCGCGTCGCAGTTCGTCGACTCCTGGGTCGAGGTGGCTGTTGGGCAGACAGGGTCGACGGACGTCTTCGGGCTGGCCGACGTCTTTACCCCGACGGACGTCTTTGCCGGTTCGGTCGCCTATGCCGATTGGGTGAAGTTCGCGCCCGGCCAGTACCTGGGCCGCTTCTTCAAGATGCGGGTCGCTCTGATCTCGAATGACGCCTCGACCCAAGGCGCGATCATTGCCTTCTCGAACACGGCCGACGTCCCCGATCGAGTGGATCACATCACGAACTATGCGCTCCCGTCCGGCGGGCAGACCTTCACCTTCACTCCAGATGGTGGAGCGACCGCCGTGCCGTTCAAAGGCGGTCCGAACTCGGCGACTGTCCCGTTTGTCAGCGTCGACGTCCTCAATGCCCAAGCCGGGGACCAGATTTCCATCACCGGCGAGACCCTCAGCCAGGTGACCATTCAGGTCCTCAACGGCGGGGTCGGCGTGGCTCGAAACATCAACGCTTTCTTCCAGGGCTGGTAGCATATGAGCCAAGGTTCTCTTGTCCTCCCGACGACGGGTACCGTCTCGGGCCTGACGGTCGTGACTGACGTCAACAGCGCGCTGGATGCACTGGTCACGGCCAACAGCGGCGCATCTGCCCCGACGAATGCAAGCGGTGGGGCGCCTGAGGAGGGCCAGTTCTGGCTCGACCAGTCCGCCACGCCGCACCACCTGCGGTTCTATGATGGTGCGACCTGGCTAGACCTCGGTGCGATCGACACGACCAACCATATCTGGTCTCCGCCCCTGGGCGGCGGCCTGAACAATCTCGCGTCCGCCTCCACGGTCGATCTTGGCTCGGTGCCGCAGACGTCGCTTGTCATCACCGGGACGACGGGCATCACCTCGTTCGGAACTTCGATGGTTCCGGGCACGATCAAGGTCATCGAGTTCGCTGCGGCCTTGGTGCTGACCTACAACGCCACGTCGATGATCCTGCCGGGCGGCGTAAACATCGCCACCGCCGCAGGCGACACAGCAATCGTTGAAGCTCTCGGCGGCGGCAACTATCGGGTGGTCGCCTACCAGCGGGCAACTGGCCGGGCGGTGACTATCGACGCCCCGACCGGCGAGATCGGTCACTTCATGCTCGCTACGGCACCGACCGGCTGGGTCGAGATGAACGGCGGGACCATCGGCGACGCGTCGTCTGGCGGTACTCTTCGCGCCAACGCCGACACGTTCGCGCTCTTTTCCGCGGCCTGGGCATTGTCCGCCACCGTGGCGCCACTGCAAACGTCGTCCGGCGGCGCGACGACGCGCGGCGCATCCGCAGCAGCCGACTACGCCCTCCATTGCCGCATCGTGATCCCGGATCAGCGCGGGCTCTTCACTCGCGGCCTCGACAATGGTCGCGGCCTCGATGCCGCCCGCGTCCTTGGCTCCCAGCAGGCCGACTCTCTCGGGTCTCACAATCATACGGCGACAGTGACCGAGAGCCCGCACTTCCATAACGTCCAAGCCAAGACCGTCAGCGTGGCGAGCGGCGGCTTCTACAACGTTCTGCAAGCCGACGGCGGACCAGCCACCAGCCCCATCAACACTTCCGCCGTCTCGACCGGCCTCACCGTGGCGATCGGATCGACGGGCGGATCGGAAACGCGAGGCATCAACGGTGCCTGGCTCGTCTGCGTCAAGCTTTAGGAAGACAACATGAAATTGCTGAAGTTCTTGGCCGCAGCGCTTCTCGCGCTGGCGCCGACGGCTGCGCTCGCGGCACAGGCCTCATACGCGATACCGACGACCGGTCCGCACTCGATGGCGGACCTCACCACCAACTACTTCAACCCGGCATTCGCCGCGATCCTGAGCAACAATTCTGGCTCGACCGCGCCGAGCGTTTCCGGCCAGCCGGCGACCTACCAATGGTGGGTGGACACCTCCACGTCGCCTCGGGTCGTGAAGGTCTACGACGGCACCTCGTGGCTCTCCATTGGCACGATCGATACCTCAGGCCACTTCTGGGGCATCACCGGATCGAGCCTCAAGCTCAACGGCTCATCGTCGGGCGCGATCTCGATCCTCCCGCAGGCGGCGGCCGGCACCTATAACTACAACCTCCCGACGACCGCCGGTTCATCGGGACAGCTTCAGCAGTCCGCGGGCGGCGGCTCGTCGCCCATGACCTGGTGGGCGCCGTCGGCCCATGCCGTGATCGTTGGGGCGGGCGCAGCGGCGCCCAACACCGTCGCCGTGGGCACTGCCGGACGTCTCTTCGTCGATCAGGGCGCCAGCGCCGACCCGGCATTCGAGGTGACCTCAGGCGACTGCACCAGCGCCAGCACCGGCGCTTTCACCTGCACCAAGACCAACGGCTCGGCGTTCGCCGCCTCTGCGACCACTGACACGACCAATGCCAGCAATATCTCGTCCGGGACGCTGGCATCTGCACGCGGCGGTGCCGGATCGATCAACGGCGCCCTGAAGGGCAATGGATCTGGCGTCGTCTCACAGGCCGCCTGCGGTGACCTCAGTAACGGCGCCAGCGGGTGCTCCACAGCGACGTCTGCCTCGGCGACCGCTTCGACCACGGCCCTTCGCGACGGCAACGCCAATATCCTCGCCAACAACGAGGTCTCCGGGCTGACGTCGACGGCGACGGCGGCCGGGACCACGACGCTCACGTCGGCGAGTAGCAAGACCCAGGTCTTCACAGGCTCGACCACCCAGACCGTGGTTCTGCCGGTCACGTCCACCCTCTCGCTGGGGTGGTCCTATACGATCATCAACAACTCGAGCGGTTCCGTCACCGTCCAGTCGTCGGGCGGCAACACCATCCTGGTGATCGCCACCGGCAATACGGCCGAGTTCAAGGTCGTCTCGACCTCGGGAACGACCGCGGCGTCGTGGACCTACTTCTACGTCAGTTCCGGCGCCGGCCTGGGCACCGTCACCTCAGTCGCTGCGACGGTCCCCGCCTTCCTGTCCGTGAGCGGTTCGCCGATCACGAGCGCTGGCACTCTCGCGTTCTCCTACAGCGGCACGGCGCTGCCGATCGCCAACGGCGGTACCGGCCAGACGACCGGCGCCTTCGTCAAGATCAACATCCAGACCTTCACCTCGAGCGGCACCTACACGCCATCGACGGGGCTTCTCTACGCCGACATGCGGTGCGTCGGCGCCGGCGGTGGCGGTGGTGCTGTTGTCGGCAACGCTTCCGGCCTCGAGATCGGGCAGGGCGGTGGCGCCGGAAGCTTCTCGGAGGACATCGAGACAGCCGCAACCATCGGCGCGTCAAAGACTGTCACCATAGGCGCCCACGGAACGGGCGGCGCGGCCGGCGCCAATGCCGGCACGGCCGGCTCTGCCTCGAGCATTGGCACTCTGGTGGTGGCCAATGGCGGGGCAGGCGGCGGCGCCACCAGCGGCAACGCAACAACGGCACCGGCCGCAGGCGGAACCGCCGGAACGGGCAATGTCATCGCTGCCGCCGGGAACCCCGGCACCGGTGGCGTCGGCTCGAACACCACCATCATCCTGAACGTCGGCTGGGGCGGTAGCTCTCCCTTCGGTGCAGGCGGCATCGAGGCCATCGGCTCGACCGGCGCCACTGGCGGCAAGGGTGCGGGTGGCGCGCCTGGTGGGCAGTTCTCCAGCGCGACAAACGTTGCCGGCGGCAATGGTGGCGACGGGGAATGCGTCGTTATCGAATACCTGAACCAGTAGGAGCGATCATGCGCACCATCTTGAGGGGCCTTCTTGCGATCGCCCTGACCGTCGCTCTCGCCGGCGCGGCATCGGCGGACAGCATCTATGTGCACGTCACCAATGGCGTGGTCGACAATCGCGCGGTGTTCCCGGACTCCGGCCTGCCGCAGGGTTGGCCGGACGCCTCTAACTGGATTGCCTCCGACCAGGCGCAGATCGGTTGGCAGCTATCCGGCGGCGCGCTCTCGGCTCCGCCGACCGTTCCGGTCCAGCCCTCGACGAATCCTGCCGACTACCCGCTGCAGCGCTACCAGTTCTTGGCCATGCTCAAGATCGCCGGGCTCCAGTCCGTCGCCACGACCGCGATCGCCTCGATCAGCGATCCGACGCAGCAAGCCGTCGCCCAGGCCAAGTACGACAGCGCACAGGTCTTCTTCTGGGGCGATCCGACCACTCAGCTTCTGATCGGCGCCGCCGTGTCGGCTGGCGGGATCACTCAGCAGCAGGCTGTCGCGTACTGGCTCCAGGCCAAAGGCCTCTAGGATGCTCGCCGGCGACGGCAGGTGACGAGGACCGCTGCCGCTGCAACGATGGCGATGATGACGCTGAAGTCGTCGATGATCTGCATAGGGAAACTCCCACTGATCGCCGTCGGGGAGTTGGAAAGCCAGCACACAGTGTGGCCGCGTTGACCTTCTGAAGTGCGGCGAGCCGCCTTCGTCGTATACGCCAACGCCTCCCCGACGAAGATCGGAGAGTGCAAATCGGTCGCACCTAGACCGCTGTATGCGGGGTTTCCACGCCCCAGAGCGCAATGCGTGCGCTCCACCGACGACCATAAGGCAACCGCCGCCCGCAATCTAGTGCGCCGCGCGATCGCCGATCCCTCTCACGGCTCAGAGACGAGAATGTTCAAAACCATGCTTCGCGGCGCGGTGCTTCTGCTCGCCCTTCTTGCGGCACCGGCCCTCGCAGACCAAGGCACGCTGTGCTCGCCGACGACAGGCACGGTCTCCGGCCTCACCCTGACGCAGAACTACAACGCCGCGCTCCAGGCGCTGGTGACGTCCAACTCCGGCGCCTCTTCACCGGCTAACGCCTGCTCCGGCGCGGCGCAGACCGGGCAGCTCTGGCTCGACCAATCGGCCACGCCGTCCGTTCTCAGGATCTACGACGGAGCGAACTGGCTTGCGCTAGGCGCCGTCGATGCCGCTTCGCACATCTGGACGCCGCCGGTAGGGGGCGGGGCGGCCTCGATTGCCAGCGCCACCACGACCGACCTCGGCAGCGTCCCGCAGGGATACCTGACAGTCACCGGGACGACGGCGATCACCGGATTCGGTTCCTCGGCAACGTTGGGCACGTCGAAGATCATCCGCTTCGCCGGCTCGCTCACGCTCACCTACAACGCCACGTCCCTCATCCTGCCGACCGCGGCAAACATCTCGACCGCGGCCGGCGATACCGCGCTGGCCGTTTCGCTCGGTGGCGGAAACTGGGTCGTCGTCGCCTATCAGCGCGCCGACGGGACGATCACTGGGCAGGTCGGAACCGCCAACATTGCCAATGGCGCGGTGACCTCGTCACAGATCGCAGCCAACACGATCACCGGGTCGAATATTGCAAGCTCGACGATCCCTGCCTCAAGCTTGGCCTCGACGACAGGCTCCGGATCGACGGTGGTGCTCTCGGCCTCCCCGGCTCTGTCAGGGTCGCCCACCACTCCCACGCAGACCACCGGCGACAACACGACCAAGATCGCCAGCGACGCCTTCGTCAACTCGTCTATCGCGGCGAACGTCTACACCGGCACGTCGGCGAGCAACGCTACCTATCCGATCGGCACGACGATCTACGTCACCGGGTCCTATGTCGCTCGCAATACGCAGGTGACAATCTACACGTCAGCGGCCCAGGAATTCAGCTTGAGCGTGGGCACTACGACCTTGACCGGCACCTGGTCGGCGCGGGGCTGCTCGTCCTTTGGCGGCAACGGCGCCTGCCTGTTCCAACGGATCAACTAGGGCATCGGCGCCCCGCAATCCAGCCGACTCAAGCGCAGTCGAATCCATCAGGGCGTCCTTCGGGGCGCCCTTTTCATTTTCGGAGATCCACCATGGACGCATCCGTTCCTCGCGGCGCGGCGCTTCTGCTCGATTTTCTGGCAGTCCACGAAAGCCGGGGCGACTATGCCGCCGTTTTCGGTGACCACAAGCTCGCCACGCCCGTGACGGCCATGACCATCGATCACCTGATCGCTGCGCAGAAGGTGTGGGGGAAGGCCTGGGGATCGTCGGCCGCCGGGCGATACCAGTTCATGCCGGCGACCCTGACGGGCCTCAAGAAGGCCATGGGGCTGACCGGGAGGGAGTTGTTCACCCCGGACTTTCAGGACCGGCTCGCCTACCAGCTGCTGAAGCAGCGCGGCTATCAGAAGTTCGTCGCCCGGCAGATCACCGGGACCGAGTTCGGGCTGCAGCTGGCGGAGGAATGGGCGTCCCTGCCGGTGCTCGCATCGACCAAGGGCGCTCACCGCGTCGTGGCACGCGGCGAAACCTACTATGCCGGCGACAAGCTGAACCGCGCCCTCGTCAGCCCGGCGGACGTCGAGGCTGCCCTCGCTCAAGTCCTCGCTGCGTTGCAAGGGGCGAAGAGCGTGATCCCGGCGCCGCCGGCCGCCAAGCCTGTCTCACCCGCCGTGCCGGCCGCCCCTGCGGCCAAGCCCGTCAATCCTCCATCGCTGCTCCAGCGGCTGGAGAACTTCATCCTCAGCGCTCTCGCGCGCCACTGATCGGAGATAACCATGAAGACCTATCTGCTCGCGGCCTTGGCCGTGATCGCCTTCGCTTGCCCGGCGCTCGCCGATACCACGGTCGTTGCGCCCGCGGCGTCCACCGTCACTGTCCCCTATGGGGACTGGATCAACGAGCTCGCCTCCGTCCTCACCGTCGTGGCGGGCGCCGTCGTCACGGTCGGTGTGCCATTCCTTCTCCGCTTCGTTCCGGCCGGCATCCGCGCCTTCATCACGCAGGCGCAGATCGCCCAGGCCGAGCAGCTTCTGTCTGCCGGCATCGGCTTCGGCATCAACCAGGTCGCCGGCGCGACCAAGGGCCAGAAGCTCGAGGTGAATGTCGGCAACGCCGTTGTCACCGAGGCCGCCAACTACGTGATCCAGCACGGCCCGGAATGGCTCATCGACTGGATGGGCGGTCCCGACATGATCGAGCAGAAGATTCTCGCCCGCCTCGATCTTGTGCCGGCCGCCACCGCTCCCGCGGCCGCCGTTGTGCAGGCCGCCCCCGTCCCCCAGCCCGCACCAGCCCCGGCTCCATTGGTGGTCCCTGCCGCCGCGGCGGCCCCGGCCGCATGAATGGACTGGGTCAAAGCCGGAATCGCTCTCGTTGAGCTGCTCGCCGACCTCGTCGGGTGGCTCAAGGAGCGCGAGTGGTATCAGAAAGGAGCCGCCGATGCGGACGCCAAAGCAAACGCCGTTCAGCAGACCCGGATCGCCGTCGCCAAGACTGCTCGCGCGGCGCCGGATCAATACGCCAACAGCAAGGCGGTTGATCCTTACGATCGGGGCTAGCCTGGCGCTCGCCGGCTGCACGACGCTGGACAGCACGCGGTATGTGGACACCTCGTGCTCAGCGTTTGAGCCGATCACCTATTCCTCGAGCAAGGACACCCCGGAGACCATCAAGGAAATCCGGGCTCACAATCGGGTCTACGTGGCGCTCTGCCAGGGGCAGGGCAAATGACGGCGCCGGACCGGTCGGACGAAATCATCCGGCAGCTGGCGACCCTCGCCGAGAGCGTAGCCGGTCTGCGCCGGGACGGTGACCGGCGCGACGAGGCGTTCGAGCAGGAGCGGCAGGACAGCCACGCCAGCCGGCGCGAACTCCATACCAAGGTCAATGGGGTAGTCGAGGATATCGCCGCGGTGAAGGGCGACATCCGCGTTGCCGCCGAGGTGACGGCGCAGACGCGCGAGACCGTCAAGACGCTGAGCGAGGCGGTGACGGCGGCCGCGCCTACGATCGCCGACGTCGAGCGCGCCAAGCGGCTCGGCGCCTGGATACTCGGCGGGGGCGCCGCCGCCGCGATCGGCAGCGGACTCGCTATCCTCGCTTGGGGCGAGGCGATCAAGGCGTGGTTGGCGCACTGGCTGGGCATCAAATGAGGGATGCTCTCTGGCGCTTCGCTACGCCGATCGGCATCGCCCTCGGCGGGCTGCTGGTGTGGGGCGTCATGTCGGCCCATGCAGAGTGCGGAATCGCCTCCTGGTACGGCTACACCGGCCATAGGACGGCATCCGGGCTTCCCTTCGACGGTAACGCGATGACCGCCGCCCATCGCTCGCTGCCCTTCGGCACCCGCGTCCGCGTCAGTGACCAGCATACCGGCCGCTCGATCACTGTCACCATCACCGATCGTGGGCCCTTCATCAGGGGCCGGATCATCGATCTATCGCCGGCCGCGGCCCGGGCGCTCGGCATGGCGGATTTAGCAAAGGTGTGCATTTCGAATTGA